CCATTCTATTTCGCGACACATACACGAACCTCACGGAGCCTGGAGCACTTATGTTTCTCGCTCAGGAGTGGCTTCGGAATACAGATGCTCACTGGAACGGCTCTGATAAAATGTGGCGGTTTCCGAGTGGGGCAACACTGAGCTTCGGGCATCTTACGAATCCGAACGATCATTTCGATTATCAGTCAGCTCAATTCCAGTTCATCGGAATTGATGAGGCAGTAGCAATCAGAGAGAATCAGGCTCTTTACATGTTCTCTCGATTGCGCGACATAAAGGACAGTGTCGTTCCCCTGCGGTTCCGGGTCGCATCGAACCCTCCGAACCATCAACAGCTTGCCCGCGGAGAATGGGTCAAGAGGCGCTATGTAAATGACAAGACCAGGGAACCAGGAGCGATTTTCCTTCCCGCAAAAATGGACGATAACCCGCATTTGAACAAAGATGAGTACCTGAAATCTCTTGCCCGTATGAATGATTCGGTCACTGCAAAACAACTCGAAGACGGAGACTGGAATATTCAGGCCCGTGGGAGAATGATCGATCGCACATGGTTCAAGTTCACGAATAACCCTCCTCCCGTGATCGGGCACGCCATTCGATACTGGGATATGGCCGCTACAGAAAAGACCGACAAGAACGAACCCTGCTTTACAGCCGGAGTCAAAATGTACAAATCGCTGGTAGGGTACATCATCGAGGATGTGCGGCGCGTTCAAAAGGGGCCGGGGAAGCTTGAATCGGAAATCAAATTGACCGCTATTATGGACACGATTAAAACCCATATCTTCATGGAGCAAGAGCCCGGATCGGCGGGAATAATCGCGGGGGCGTACTTCCGGAAATTGCTCGAAGGGTACACGTTCGACCTTGACCGGGTGTCAGTGGACAAAGTGGACAGGGCTTACCCGTTCGCATCGCAGGCAGAAGCGGGGCAGATTTGGCTTGTTGAGGGACCGTGGAATAAGCCGTTTTTGGACGAGCTTGAACTATTTCCCGATGGGCGATTCAAGGATCAAGTCGATGCAACAAGTGGGGCATTCAACAAGCTTGCACTTGGAGGGGCGCGGGTATCGGTGGGGGCGGCATGATGTTAACCAGGCTCTGAAAGCGCAAAGGGAAGATAAAAAGTCTTCCCTTTTTTTTAATTCTTTTCTTGACTTCTTAAATAAAACGGTTATAATCCATGAATATACTTCCTTGATTCAAGAGCATCGGTGACTCAAGAGCTGAGAGCCGGAGAGGGCGACATTCCCTTTTCCGGCTCTTTTTTTGTAAGGGGGTTCAAATGGCATTTTCCTTTTTCAATCTTCCGGTATCACGACAGAAGTTCAAATACATGGAACAGACTCTATCGGCTCTTTTGTCCGATACGATTCTGCTCTCATGCGCTTTCGAGCTGGCCGATATTCGGGTGCATATGAGTGACGTTCATCCGAGTGCTGAATATCTTCGGGTATATCTCAGTCATCCGGATGGGGCAATCTACGGCGGGAAGATCATCAGCCAGATTATGAATGCTTCGGTTGATTTCTGGTGGCAGCCGCAGACTTCGAGGGCGTTCGTGCTTCCGAGCGGGACTGGAATCTTTTTCAGCATGATTCTCTCCGGAACGGCCACGAATTATGGAATCATAGTTTCGGGCTGGGCGATAACGGAAGAGGCATAATGGGATTCTGGGCGAATCTATTTAAGCGAAAACCACGAATCGAAATAAGCGAGGGAAAAGCCAGCGCCGGGTCAGGCGCATCATCCGGGCAAGTCGTTTTTCCGAGTGATGGAAATATTCGAAAACAGATCGAAGAGGCATGGAAGAACGTATGGGCATCCAGGTGCATAGACTTTATAGCGAAATCGTGCTCATCCGTGGAATGGCGATTCGAGGAGAACACGGGGAAAGAGGTTCGGATACTCGACAATCCCGAACTCATACGACTTTTAAAAAGGCCGAACGGGGACGAATCTTTTACCCGCTTTGTGTACAAGGCAATCGCATATTTAAAAACGAACGGCAATTCATACGTGCGGAGAATCAAGCCGCTTACGAGAGTTGCAGCATTCCCGAGCGAGCTTCGAAGCATGATGCCCGACAAAATGGAGCCCTTTGTATCTGAGGGCAAGCTCACAAAATACGTTTACAAAGACAATCTCACGGACCCGGTATATCCAGTTAATCCAGTTACGGGCGATTGCGACATTCTACACATGAAAGAGTTCAATCCGCTCGATGAGATTTTCGGGAAGTCGCGTATTCAGATCGCATCCTATGAAATCGATTCATCGAACCAAGCAACAAAATGGAACTTCAAGCTTTTATGTAATGAGGCGCGTCTCGGGCTTTTACTGCTTTTCAAGCAATTCCTAAACGGAGAGCAGCTCGACCTCGTAGAGAAAAAGGTCGCTGAGAAGTTTGCAGGTGCGGATAAAGCAGGGAAGACGCTGATTCTCGGTGGTGACGGTGGAGTCGATGCGCGGCCATACTCGATGACACCGAAGGATATGGATTTCATCGAGGGTTCGCGGGAAACGGCGCGAAAGATAGCGGTTGCCTTAGGTGTCCCTCCGCTCTTGCTGAACATTCCCGGAGACAACACATACTCGAATTATCAGGCGGCACGGTTGGCATTCTGGGAAGAAACGGTACTTTATGACCTGAACTACTTTAAAGACGAGATGTCCTCATGGCTTTTTCCGGATTCGCGTGTTTATCTGAATTACGATCTTTCGAAGGTCCCGGCATTCATGGAAAAGAGAATGCTCGAATGGCAGACAATCGACAAGCTCACATCGTTGACGTTGAATGAGAAGAGGAAGCTTATGGGCTATGAGCCTGTAGACGGAGGAGATTCGGTATTCGTGCCGGCGCAGATGATACCGCTCGGAATGGATATCACGCCTCCGGATCAAGGGGCGGTCAAAGAAAAACTCATCAATAAGGGTTTCGCAGAGGAAATCGTGAATGAACTTGTGGAGGCCGTCGAATGGTGAACCTCCAATCGAATATAGCAAAATTGCGATATTGGCAGGAATACACAAGGCTCTTTCTCGTAAATGAAGTATACATGCGAACGAGAATGCAGAAGCTTCTCTCCAGACAGTACAACGCAGTCGCCGAAGATCCTCAATCAGTCGATGCCCGTGTCGATTCATTCAAAGGCGAGCTCCGAAACATCATAGAGGAGTCGATTATCAGAATTGCGACGCTTTACCGGCCTTATGCCATGCAGAAGATCGAGGACGGGACAAAGTCAATCGAAATAAAATACGATTCGCAGTTCTGGCATTCAATACGCGAGTTCGCAAAGAATCACGCTGCGGAGAGAGTGACCAATATTCAGAGCACTACAAAAAAGATGCTGAAAAGAATCATCGAGAATGCCCTTGAAGATGGACTGGGATATGTGGGCGCTCGAAAGAACATAAAAGACCTTGCAGAGATCGAAACAGAATACAGGGCGGCCATGATCGCATCCACAGAGATCCATTCATACACAGGCGAATCGATAGACGAGACCATGCGTGTTGACGGAGATATGCAGGAAAAAGAATGGCTTGGGGCAGCGGACGAGCGGGAAAGACCGACTCACGTAGACGCGAACGGCCAGCGCGTAGAGATGGACGAGCCTTTTCTGGTAGGAGACGATGAACTTCAATACCCTGGAGATCCGGCTGGAAGCGCAAAAGAGATTATCAGGTGCCGGTGTGCGGCGCTTTATTATTCATAGGAGGCTGAGACGTGGAGCTTGATTATAAAGAGTTCAATTTTGAGTTGAAAGCTGTTTCCGACGAAGGGACATTCGAAGGGTACGCATCCACTTTTGATGGCCAGCCGGACCTTGGCGGAGATATCGTCCAAAAGGGTGCTTTCGTGGAGACAATCGCACAGGGCGGAATCTTCAAGAACGGCATTCGAATGCTCAAGAATCATGATCGAAATATTGTGCTCGGTATTTGGCCTGATCTTCATGAAGACAATAAAGGGCTTTATAACCGAGGCCAACTCGCAATAAAAACCGACGAAGGGCATGATGTGCATGAGCTCATGAAGCTGAAAGCAATCAATTCAGAAAGCATCGGATATAACGCATCGGATTATGAAATAATCGACAAAGGCGAATCGAGAATTAGGCTTTTGAAAAAGATTGATCTTGCAGAGATATCAATCGTCACATTCCCGATGAATGTGAATGCGAATATCACGAGCGTAAAAAGCGCGATCGAGGAATGCAAGACTCCGCGGGAGCTCGAAAGGGCACTCAAAGAAATAGGATTGAGCCAGAAGGCCGCTGAATATATTGTCTCAATTTGCAAGCGCGGATTTCCCGCAGCGGACAGCACGAAAGAACGGCCATTTCTATCAATACTGCAATCACTTCAGCAGGTGAATGCTGAGTTTTTGGTAAAGAGAATGATCTGGGAGACGGAAGAAAAATCAGTGATCGGGTATACGAAATATCCGCTCGCAGATGAGGGCATGGCCTGGGACGGGCCAGCGCAAATCAGAAAGGCTTCGCCTGAAGATTTGAAAAAAATCTGCACCTGGTACGACTCCGCTCATGCAGATGTGAAAAACTCGTATAAATTGCCGCATCATCTCGTAGAAGGTTACAAGACGGTGTGGCGAGGCGTATCCGCAGCTATGGCGGCCATTCTCGGGTCGAGAGGCGGTACGGACATTCCTTCCGGGGATCGGAAAGGGTGTTATAACCATCTCAAAGAACACTATAGCGACTTTGGGAAAACGGCTCCGGAGTTCAAAGATTATTCGGATGCCGAAATATCTGAAATGGAAAGGAAGGGCATACTATGCCAGTAGACACAAACGTCCTTGATGAAAAGACGAAACCCGTTGTCGAAGCCGTTCTCAGCGAGATCAAAACTCTCGGCGATAACACGAAAGCCAGCTATGAAGAGCTCCAGAAAAACTATAAATCGATAAAAGACATCATCGACAAGGCGAAGCTTGATAGTGCTGACTGGACGAAAGCCGAAAAACTCGCAGCCGACATCTCGGTAAGGCAGGAAGCTCTCGATAAGAAAGCAGCCGAATCCGAAACGAAGCTCAACAAAAGGCTCGACGACCTGGAAGTTGTTCTTCAGCAGAACGGAAAGATCACCATCGCAGACCGCGACAAAATGGAAGAGGAAGTGAAGCTGTTCAACCTCTGCATGCTCGCGTCAAAACAGGGATCGAAAGAAATGCTCGATGCAAAGCCTTTCAGCGCCGAGGAGTACAATCTGTACCGGAAGACCTTCGGTCGGTATCTCAAGCTGAAAGAGGACAATCGGGCAATCGCATCGATATTCACTCCGGATGAAGTCAAAACACTTTCGAGTGGAAGTGACCCGGATGGCGGATACA